AGTTTTGTTTTTCCTAGTTTTGTTTTTCCTAGTTTTGTTTTTCCTAGTTTTGTTTTTCCTAGTTTTGTTTTTCCTAGTTTTGTTTTGTCTAGTTTTCAAACCGGTAGTCATTTTGTAATAACTATATATATACTAAATATTCTATATATCCTAAATAGTAAAAAGTTTTTACTGTATGACCATATGGATTGAAAATCCACACGGTCAGCATCATGCTGGGTGTATGGACTATGATGCCCCCGGGCATCAGTCCATACGACCAGACGCTAAATACTTCCCCTTGAACTCCTCCGGTGTCATAATCGGAATATTATGTTCCACTGCATATTTCGTTTTATTTGATACATCTTCCAGCGACTTGACTATTAGAACAAATGTCTTTGAGCCTATCGTATCTTCCAGTGTCGCCCCCCGGGCTTTTAGTTCTCGAATAATTTCCGCATCCCTGACTTTGGTCATCATGATTTTCTTGCCATACAATGGATTAGCCGTATCCACATCAGCGGGCACACTGGCGCTATCGCGCACCGGGGGCTTCGCCCCCTTCGCTTTGTCTACTTCTCCAATACTCTCCAAAAACTCTATAAACCTAGGTATGTTCTCCACAAATAGTGTCGCTGTCTTGTTTTCGATACCTTTTACCGCCCGGACTTTCGCAATCTTATCAGCCGGGGTATCCTTGGAAACCAATATATCCGGATGAGCTGCTAAAATAGGCTCCAGTTTTTTAGCACCCAATCCCCTGCCCATTGTCCCCGATGCAACCATCAAGTCTATCGTACTTGCCCCAGCTATTTTTTCGCGAATATTTTCCACATATTTATCCGCTAAAGTTTTGTATCCTACTTTGGCGAAATCTTCCTTGGTCATCGCCACTATTTGGGGTATCGTGTTATATCCCGCCGCCATGAGTTTTTTTATATTTCCGGCTTTTAACCCGTCGACTTCCAATGTACTAAAAAACATGGTGAGGTTTTTTTCCTGGACAGTCGCGTTTTCTCCCGCGTTTTCGAGCAATACATCCACATGAGTATCATTCCATTTGTATGTCTCCTCGGGCATTTTGGATTTTTCTGCGGGGACTGTTACAGACAATATTTTCGGTATTACATCTCCCGACCGGATGATTTCAACGGTTGCGCCTATTCCTATTTTGTTGTCTTCTATAAACTTGGCATTGTATCCCGTCGCATATTCTATCGTAACACCGCCCAGGCGCACCGGTTCAATTTGCACGCGAGGTTTCAAGAATCCGTCTTTGCTGGGTGACCATAGAACATCTACGACTTTTACTTCGGCTTTTTGGTCCGAAAGGACCATTTTAAAGGCGAATGCGTGTTCGGGATTGCCTGAAATACGGGGGTATATGGCATCATCTGTCACAATAATTCCGTCGATTTCATATTCATAGTTGGTGCGCCAATCCACCAGTGTTTCGGAGAGACTTTCGTTGGAAAGCGTGTCTCGGGTTTCATTTCGGACAACTTCAAACCCTTCCGTTGTGCGTCCGGGGTTCTTCATAACCCCAGTGGCCTTCAACTTAGCAAGCTGTTCACTCGGTTTTAATTGCGGCATAATGACTTCATATGTAACGAAATGCAAATCGGCGGCCTTCGCGTCGGCTTTTTTGGAATTGACTATACCTGATACCAAATTACGTGGATTGGCGAATGTTTTCGCATACTTTTCCGCAAATACTTTTTTCGGAATAATGAACTCTCCCCGTACGACGATACCTTTTTCTTGCGGTAGTTTCAAAGATGCCAACAAGAAACTAACGTCTTGTCCTATTTTACCGTCACCGCGCGTATATAGTTTCGGAACGGGTCCTTCTGTGGAATACAATCCACTAACTCCATCCAATTTGCAAGAGAGAACATAGGGGCCTCGGTATTTTTTCATCCAACCTGGAAGTGCATTGGAATCGGGTTTTATTTTGTCCATGGACCACATTTCATATGGCAATTCTACCTTGTTTTTTGCGCGCTCGGCAATAGGTGCACCTATTTGTTTTATGACTGCATTTTTCGGGTACTTTTTCTCTATGTATTCTTTTACAATATCGTATTCATTGTCAGTCATTAATCCGCCCTTCTCGTTGTAATAGTTGGCATTAGCAACCTGTAGTAACTCGACTAATTGGTCTTGTGAAAGTTTTTCTAGAACAGTGATGCCTTTGTTTTTGAATTGTTCTATAGTTGATTTAGCTGTTTCTTGGGTTTTTGTTGACATGGGTTCTCCTATAGATAATGCTATTACTTGTTTTGATACTTTTATATCCGTTGTATCATTTGTTGTATTCTGTATTGCGGGGTTTGGTTGTTCAATTGGGGTTTCTAATCCTTTTTTTGTTTTTGATTGTTTAGGAACTTTAGGCATTTTAGGAACTTTAGGCATTTTAGGAACTTTAGGAACTTTTTGGGTTTTGTTTTTTGGTTCTTTTCCCTTTTGTGCAATAGGTACTCTATGGGTATCCAATTTAGGATACTCTATTTTTTCAATTGGTTCAATGTCAATGTTCTCCTCTTGTTTATTTAATTGTTTAGGAGAACCTAGAGATTTAGGAGATTGTTCAGCCATTTCTATATTTTGCAACAATGGTTCTTTAGCAATCTTTTCGGGTTTTGTTTTCCTGGTTTTGTTGGATTTTGGTTCCTTTGGTTCTTTAGCAATCTTTTCGGTTTTTGCCTTCTTGGGTTTTTTGATAATGGGTCCTTCTGGACCCAATACAATAGGTATTGTAGGTTCACCGGGAGGAACTTTAGGAGAACCGGGAGGAACTTTAGCAATCTTTGCCGTTTTGTTTTTCCGCGGTTTTTTAATAATGGGTCCTTTAGGAAGTTCTCCCATTTTTTCTTTGGGTGAAACAGATTTAGGCATTTCCTTTTGTGCGTCCTTTTTGTTTTGCAATAGATTTACACAAAAGGATTCCAATTCTTTTGGGTCGGTCGGAATCTCAGAAACTTTAGGCGTGTTATTTTCCCTTTTTGAGAAATGCGATTGGCCTTTTTCAATAGATTTAGGTTTTATAAATTCACTCTTTTTTTGAGAATTTACAAAAAAATCATTCAAAGGTTCAACATTTCCCTTACCATTTTTGGTAACAACTGCGCGCCCGTCAATTCTCTCTTCAGGCAGTTTATATACTAATCCCAAGTAATCAAAAATCCCCCGTTCGTCCACTATATTTAGGGAAAGTTTCTCTTCCTTTTTCTTGTCCACCATTTTGGATAATCCATGTTCATTTAGCGATAATCCCCGGGTCAATGCATAACCCCGCATAGTTGCATTGAACCCTTTACTTCCAGTGAAATAGAGGACTGCAAACGGATATTCTTCGGGAGTAGTATATAGGAAATCCACGCGCCGGGCGCGATAGCCTTCCTTCAATCGTGTTATAACCAGGCATTTCGATTTACCACGAGAGAGAACCTCTATAATAATTTTCTTAGATAATAGTTCATCTATCCACTCGTTGAATGCAGCCGCCGTCTCCGCAGTAATAATCACATCTATGTCACCAGAGGCGGAAGCCCCGCGGCGGTAACTCCCCACGATTTCATATTGCATAGGGGTGGTTTTACTGACCGTTTTGAAAGCGGTTTGAAATATTTCGGCATATTCGTCTATTTCTTTACGCGGGATTTTTTCCATAATATCTTCATAATGAGCGAGACCCACTTTTTGCACATCGTTGAGAACTTCGTCCTGCCGTTCTCTCAATTGTGCTATAGAAGTAATTCCCTTTTCAACCAACTCTTTTGCTTTTTTAGGACCCACTCCGTAGACATCGCTTAGTATATTCTCGGGGTTTTCTCGTTCTCTTTCTATTATGTCTATGGTACCGGTTTTATCAAATGTTTCCAATTTTTCTAGTATAATTGGACCAATGCCGGGTTTACCTGCCAAGTCGGCTGGTTCATGTATATCCTCCGATATAGCTAAAATGGTTTCTTGCGCCCGGCGGTATACTCTAGCGCGTATATTATCGCCTTTTTTTACCATAATAGTAAGAAGTTCTCCCATTAAGTTGGCATATAGCTCGTTTTTTCTTTCTCCTTTTGGAGAACTAGGAGAACCCTTTTTTGCAGAAAGGGGTGTCGCCGGGGGCGGCACCGGGGGCGCAACCTTGCGCGTATATTTCCGCTTTGGTTTATCGGTTTGCATAATATATATAATTACATATATTATTAATGTCTGGTCGTATGGATTGAAAATCTGTACTGAGCAGCATGATGCTAGATGTATGGAACGTGATGCCCTATGGATTTTTAATGTCTGACCGTATGGATTAAAAATCCGTACGACCAGTCATTAGAACCCGGGTTCATCTGTGAATACAGGAGTATTTGATGGAGTGCTCAAGGTGGGAGTAGACGTAATGATATTGAAAAAATCATGTATATGTTTGTTAAAATGGAAATATGCAAATGAGGATACCATGGAAGAGACAAATACTATAACGGTATCGCGAAAAATTATTTTAAAGGGTTTTACTTCTTTGTCTAAATATTTCATTTCCACAATTTTCAATACAAAAAATAAGAACGTAATAGTTATGGATAATAACAAAACTTGTTCCATAATACATTAAATATGGAGTTTTTCATATTATAATAAACGCATAAACATAAATAAACATTATGTATAGCTATAATTGATGCAATATATGATTACATTGTTTACTATATGACCAAACATTTATCTAACAAATATTGGTCTTTTCTAAAAATGGCAAATATAGTAATAAATAAACAGCATAATAAATCATTATTGAGTTTATACTCCAACACCACATGCTCCACATAGTATGGTCGTTTTTATAATTTATAAAGGCGATGAGTAAAAAAACCAATCCAAATATAATTCCAAACCATTTCTTTTCATAAATAAAACTAAATAAGAAGAAAAACAACCAAATAATCCAAACAATCGGAGTTGTATCAAAAAACTTCCATCTTAAATGTCCACTCTCACTTACTACTGAATGAATGTGTTGAGTAGAAAACTTGTATATGGAAAATGGAACTGCGAGTAACAGATACAATAGCAATAATATATTACGCAAATAGTGATTTGTTAAAATCATAATACTTATAATTGGTTGTATAAGTAGCAATAATGTTGCAGAAATGGAAAACACATTATTGTAAAATCGGTTATTTATATTTTTCCAAATAAAAAACTCAATTAGTTGCATAAAAACAAAGGATGCAATAAACAAATACATCCATGTATTATTTAGTTCGTGGACTTTATATTTGGTAAAAGAATTGTTATAGATAATTAATAGTAATATAAAACCACTAAATAAAAATGTATTCAGTGAAACATCTTCATTCCAACACATTATTTTATATTATATAAAGATAAACATAAATAAACATTATATATCTATTGTACGTAAATGGAACATATAATAGATAAACTAAACAAACTAGACGACCAAGATACAAAACGCCCTTGGAGGAATTGGTCTCTAGAAGAAATGAAACAATTATTGGAGATATATTTTATTATCTCTAAAAACGAAGCCCATATTTTTCAGTTGATATATAGTAATCACGGGTGTGACAGTTGGGAAGATATTTTTCGCGATTATGATAAAAGATATTTGGAAGATAAGGCAACCGGTGTAAAAATTGCGATAGATGAACTATCAAACGAAATTGCAAGCATGCAACACAAAATCCATTCAAAATAACCCATATAGAATGACATCGACCAGACATTATACCAATTCCTCTATATCCAGTGTAATAGCATCATTATCTCTAGGTGCCGTATTCATAGAGTTCCCATCCATATCTAAAATATCTAATGCACTTAAGTCAAAAGGTTCCGTGTGGATTTTAATGCGCTCATTATCGTCATCCTCATCTTCTTCCTCCTCCAGTTTACGCTTGAAATGTCGGTCCGCACTAATGGCTTCTAATCGTTCTTCCGTTTTTGGCGCATTAATTTGTTCCGCCGTTTTAGATACCGGGTCTAATACGGAATCAAAATCATTGAACGATATACGTGTTACTGGCGTCTCTTCATCGAGGTTTTTCACACCCGGTTCCACCGGTGTAACAATAGTGTTTTCTACTATGACATCGCTAGAGGGGGTAATTGGGTCAGCCATAGGTTCCGGTTTTTTCTCAATAATGGGCTCGGTGGATGTATTGTCCACAGGTTCGAGTAAGTTCTCTATAATTACTTCTTCTTCGTGTTCAATACTCTCATCCATATATGCGCGAATAATCGCCTCAGTTGGAATACTTTCACGAATGGCAATCAAAATGCATTCTTGCACAATCTGCTCTAATTCGCGGTTATTTTTCTGGACTTGTAATGAGGATATATTACGCTCAAATAAATAGACATTTTTATAGACTTTGCGCGCCGTATTGATATATACCTTGTGAATGAAATGGTCCAATTTAGGAATAGCTATATCAATCTTCTTCTGCTTGTTTCCAACACGGATACATGTGAGAACCTTCAGTTGGATAATATGCACACATGTAATCAAGTCTTCTAAATAACTACACCCACTTCGTTCTATAATACGTTTGCGCTCTTCTTCTACTATGACCGAGTTCCATTTATCTACCCGGGATAAAAGGTTTTGAAATGTCATTAGATATTTCGTAACTTCACCATTGTCTACACACATTTTCCAGGCTTCATTGTAAATCGACCTAACACCTTCTATAACTAAAGGACATAGAATACTTAGCAAACGACTGCACCATTCGTTTCGCGACTCTTGCAAATTGGATAAAACAAAATCGTCCATTGTCTATAAATAATTATATACAAAGTTTTTACGTAGTTTTTACACAAAACCTTTTATAGATAATAAAATAGAAAACATCAGCATTTTTTCACAACGAAACTCGCGCCTGATTTTATGGTATCCCATTATTAATTCGGATTTATGATGTTCGGCTATATTGGTGGTCTGGGTTATCCAATCTATTATGTCTAAACAGGAGAACCCGTGTTCATAAAAATGACATACTAAATCATTTATATTATTTGGTTGTACATACTGGGGTTGTTTGAAGCATAAATCCAATTTATCAAATATATAGGTTCTCTTTTCATCCAAAATATCTTGCAGTGGATATTTAGTTTGGAGAACGTGTTCATGTAAATTGACTATTTTTCCATCTGCGATGTATTCCGGTACATATATAGTGCAAAACCGGGATAATATCGGATTTAGCAATTTATTTTTGTTTTCTATAATAATGAAAAAGCGGGTAGTATGACTAAATAATTCAATACAACGGCGTAATGCGGATTGTGCATCTATAGTCAAAAAATCGGGGTTTAGGAGAACAATGGATTTAAATAATATACCATTATTAGAGTGTACATTTGTTTTCGCGAATAATTTTAATTCTTCGCGAATAAACTTGATACCTTTTCCATGTGCACAGTTTACAATCATTACATTGGTTTTTATCTTTTGTTTATCTGACTGGTATATTTTGTTCAGGAAATTATAAATAATCGTTTTTTTACCTGTACCGTTTGAGCCATAAATGATTATGTTTGGTATTTTGTTTGTTTTATAGAAATAATCGAGTTTCTTGTCAATCGTATCGTAATGGGATATAGCCGGCCTATCTGCTAAGCCACTATGTTCTCCGTTACTATGAACTACGGGTTCTTCTGACGAAGGTCCTATAAGGATTTTATTATTTGACATTATGCCTAAATAATATCCGTTAAACGAATAGGTTTATGTTAGTTTTTTGCTATACATATTATTGTCTGACCATATGGATTAAAAATCCATATGGTCAGCATGATGCTAAATGTATGGAACATGATGCCTTTGGGTATCACACCACACATTTAGACATTATTGTCTGACCATATGATTATACATTATGGTAATTTTATAACATTGGAACATTGTTTTGTGATTACGTATCGCTCGTGATAAATGGTTTTACGGCGCAAATTACAGGATAAACAGGATATGAACAAATTGCCCGTATTGTGCCCCAAGTCATTGTTTATCCGGTCTAGCGTCCATTGTAAAGGTTCTCTTACTACTTCATAGAGAACCATAATATCCTTTTTGCAATAATAACACTGTAATGTAGAATCCAATAGTAATTGTATTACACTATCGAGCGAAACGAATGCAAATGGATTGTATATGTCTTTTATTATATCCTGGTTTTTGTACCCTGCTAATTTCTGGTTTAGTTGTTGTAATACACAGATTTGCTGATTTGTTTTTATGGGGGTATCTCCCTTACTCGCCAATAATTGGATACTTTTTAATAGGGCAATCTGGTTGTCTTTTGTATAATCTTCTTCGGTAAACGTCCACCTTTTTGTATTGGTAACTACGCGTTTGTGTTTTTCTTTTTCTATAGACGTAGAATGGGTTGTTTTGTTGGGTTCTTCAGACATTTCTATTTCTTTGATTTTTTCGGTGGGTTGTTCTAGATTTTTTTCCGGATTTTTGTATGAATGTTGTCCAGGTTCTCCTTTTTCGATTGGTAATAGAATTATTTTATGGCTCATTGGATGTGTATATTATTGATTATGTTTTTATATGGCATACAATTATATAAATATATAAATAAAAACAAGATAAACATAAAACAACATATTATATATCATATAAAGACAATATACCTATACTATGCTTAACATGAATACCACTCCAGAGCCCACATATACAAATGCAGTCAATATAAATGCGATAGACGAAATATTGGAAAATGAGAAACAGAAAAACAAGTGCGATACGTGGAATAAATTGGACAAAACGGTGAAAACGCAAAAACTACATGCTTTTGCGGAAAAATATGGGAAAGAGCATAATTATCCAGCAAAAGAAGTGAAAACACTGAAAACGTTTTTCTCCTCTTGTTTGGAAAAATCGAAATTGCAAAAAACCAAAGATGTGGTATATGACAAAGATACTGGGGAAATCATGAGTATTCCCGCGCTTTTTTTCAATAGTATTTCGCATTCTTTTACATTGAAAATTGTGGATACAAAACGGGTTAGTACATTAAAGTCGTTGACGCCGAAAAGAGTTTCGGAGAAAAACCAGAATGCAAACAACGACGTTGCATAATGACTGGTTGGTGGACTAATGCCCTGGGGCATCACACAACACAACCCGACAATAAAATTGAATGCAAAATAATCTAAATATAGTAGTCATATAAATACTATAAGCATATAATACTATAAGCATATAACTATTATGAATATGGAACCCCCTCTTGAAAATACGGATATATCAGGGTCACCTGGGTCGTCAGATGTGGAATATGAATTAGACGAAGATGAATGTATGTTTGAAACCTGGTTGGATTTATTGTCGGAAGAAGAAATCGATAAACTGGAAGAAGATGTATTGGAAATGATAGAAGAATATGTGTATGGCCAAATTGCGAAAATGTCGGACCCCAAGTTTCCTAAATTGGTTTGTGATGATATTACTGCCTATTTATTTGGTATATGGCACGATGCCGAAATATGCCAGAACACGGATAATGACTACAAAGAAGTAGAGAAGTTTATTACGAAAACATTTGAAAAATATTGGAAAGAATATACTATTATCCCGCCGAGACAATGTGATATAGATGAACCCGGGTTAGTACAGATATCGCCCGAAAATAGTCTATCGCGATTAGATACAATTCTTCAGCCCAATCAACGCACCAAAGAATGGTATGAAACCCGGTATCAACGGATTACTGCGAGCAATATATCTAAGGCTTTGGGGTCCGATGCGCAGCGAAACAGTCTTATTTATGAAAAATGCAAACCCCTTTCAACCGATTGTCATTATGGCAATGTAAATACGGAAAATGCGATGCATTGGGGTGTGAAATATGAACCTATAACCGCGGCTATATATGAAGACATGTTTTCCGCTAAATTGTCCAATTATGGATGTATACCTCATGAAATGTATCCGTTTATAGGTGCATCCCCTGATGGTATTGTTACCGACCCCGCTCATGCTAGATATGGTCATATGGTTGAAATCAAAAATATCGTAAATCGGGATATTACAGGTATTCCTAAAGAAGAATACTGGATACAAATGCAAGTTCAATTGGAAACGTGCAACTTGGAATACTGCGATTTCGTAGAAACCCGTATTAAAGAATACGAAGATGCTACGCAATACTATAGCGATGACCAACACAAATACAAGGGGGTAGTATTGTATTTTGTCAAGAAAATGCTGGTGACCGAGGCATTATTGGAACAGGGTTTACCGCAGAATGATGGGCTATATAATATCCCCCACTATGAATATATGCCTATAAACACCCCGATTTGTGAAGTAAAGGAATGGGTCGCCACTATGAAAGACCGACTAAAGTCCGATTATGTTTTGTATAAAATAAATTATTGGTATTTGGACCAGATTTCCTGTGTATTGGTGCAGCGCAATAGGGAATGGTTTCAGTCTGTATTACCTAGATTTATTGAATTATGGGAAACGATTGAAAAAGAACGAATTAGTGGATATTCGCACAGGGCGGTCGTGAAAAAACCGAAGCAAATCATAGTGGATAAACAGCCGTCAGAAACGTCTGTAGAAATATTGGAAGGAGATGGATTGGTAAATACTAGAAGTCAATTTATACGGAATATACAATCCACTAGTGGTGGAGGGATATGTCTTATTAAGTTGGATGAAGTAGGTAATAGTTTGTATAGTGAACAAACCCTTTTGTAATGTCTGGTTGGGTGGACTTATGCCCCTGGGCATCATAGTCTATACACCAAGCATCATGCTGGTCGTACGGATTTTCAATCCACCCAACCAGACAGTAAAATATAAAGTAAAATGACATAAATATTTTGTATGATAACTTAATAGTATTATACAAAATGGCTTCTTTTGAAAATCCAACCATGGACGAAATGTATGTTACAAAACGCAGTGGAGAACGTGCAATAGTATCGTTTGATAAGATATTGCAACGTATTAAAAAGTTGGGAGCAGAGGCCGGGATTAAACTCAATTATACAACTTTAGTAATGAAAGTAATCGACCAATTATATGACGGTATTTCAACGACCAAAATCGATGAATTGTCTGCAGAACAATGTGCATCTTTGGCGAGTACACACCCCGATTACAATATATTAGCCGGTAGAATAGTGGTTTCCAACCATCATAAAAATACCCCCGAGAAGTTCTCGGATGCAATGCAAGCATTGTATGGATATATCGATAAACATAGAAATAATAGTCCATTGATTTCCCAGGAAGTATATGATTTAGTAAAAACTAGAGGAGAGGAATTAGATGCATTATGTGACTATAGCCGCGATTATTTGATTGATTTTTTTGGATTTAAAACGCTGGACCGGGCATATTTAATGAAAGTAAATCGTATTACAATTGAGCGCCCTCAACACATGTGGCTTCGGGTGGCAATAGGCATTCATGGTGACAATATGGACAAAATCCGGGAGACATATAACCTCATGTCTCATAAGTATTTTACCCATGCTACACCCACTCTTTTTAATGCTGGAACCCCCCATCCACAACTGTCGTCTTGTTATCTATTGGCAATGGAGAACGATAGTATTGACGGGATTTTCAATACATTGAAGGATTGTGCACTTATTTCTAAATGGGCCGGAGGTATTGGTCTTCATATCCACAATATTCGCGCATCGGGTAGTCATATTCGAGGAACAAACGGGCAGTCCAATGGTATTGTCCCTATGTTGCGCGTATTTAATAATACGGCTAAATATGTGGACCAATGTGTTACTCCGGATACGTTTATTTATACGACGGATGGTGCCATACACATTGACGATTGTATTAGCCATGTAACCTCGGTTGCAAATCGCGACGGAACATTTGAATTAATCGAAAAAGTCCTTGAACACCATTATGACGGACCAATGCATGAAATAAAAACCATAATGAATAGTCAAACATTGACTATTACGCCAGAGCATCCGGTTTATGTGGTAAAACGCCCTAGTGAAACACTTACCCCTATGCAAATCCAAAGCGATTTAAATGCGAACTTGTCTAAAATGGAATGGGTCGATGCCAAAGACATAGAAGTAGGTGATTATATGGTATATAGGGTTCCTAAAGTATCATGGAACTTTTCAGAATTGACGAAAGAAATATGTTATATCTATGGCGTAATTCTTTCTGGATTGTGTATTACACGAAACAACGACAATACTACAACCATAGAAAACAATCGAAATTGGATGTATATCATGCATAGTCCAAATAAAATCGAAGAATTGGTGCGATTTTTTGCAGATAATGCAATCAACTACGAAGTTCGCTATATGAATTACTATAATTTGATTTTGTGGGAAAGGTCTACCGCATTGCCTTTTACTAAGAGTGATTTCATTAAAAACAATAAACTGCGAATTGGGAAGAGATGGTTGCATTTATATGAAGAACATACGCGTGAGATTTTGAATGGTCTAGGAAATACGGATGATATTCCTCAATTATCGGTAGATATACAATACCTGAAGATGCGTATTGGCGATTTACCTGGGCAATGTATTCAGTATAAAGAATATTGGTTAGTTCCAGTGACATATACGAATGAGCGTCATTATAATGGTCTTGTGTATGATTTACAAATGCGCACCCAACATAATTATTTGTTGGCAGGTGGGTTGGTGCATAATGGTGGAGGAAAACGTAACGGATCATTCGCCATTTATTTAGAACCGTGGCATGCAGATATAGAACATTTTTTACAAATGCGAAAAAATCATGGGGACGAAGAATTGAAGGCCCGGGACCTGTTTTATGCTCTATGGATACCGGATTTATTCATGGAAAGAGTGAAAACGGATGGCATGTGGACTTTGATGTGTCCGGATGAATGCCCCGGGTTGTCCGATGTATATGGAGATGCATTCCGCGAGTTGTATGAACGGTATGAGGCGACAAACAAGGGACGTAAGACAGTAAAGGCCCGTGAATTGTGGTTTCAAGTATTAGATGCGCAGATGGAAACGGGTACGCCTTATTTGTTATATAAGGATGCATGCAATACAAAGTCTAACCAGAAAAATATTGGCACCATAAAGTCGTCAAACCTTTGTGTTGCACCAGAGACACAAATATTGACAGACAAAGGTAATATTCCTATTAAAGACCTTTACGGAAAAAATGTAAATGTATGGAATGGAGAAGAGTGGAGTAGTGTATTAGTAAATAAAACTGGTGAAAATCAAGAATTAATTGAAGTTAAAACTAGTGATGGGATAAGTATACATTGCACAAAATACCATAAGTTTTATATAATTGAAGAAGACCAGTTAGTAATGAGACAAGCTCATCAATTGGTGAGTGGAAACAGATGTTACAAAATAGACGAACAATTAAATAAAAGTATAATTGTTATACTAAAAGTAGTCGACAATGGTCGTCGCGATGACACGTATTGTTTTACTGAACCAAAGCGTCATATGGGAATATTTAATGGTATATTAACTGGACAATGCACCGAAATCCTAGAGTACTCAGACGAAAATGAGAGCGCTGTGTGTAATTTGGCCAGTATTGCACTTCCTGCGTTTGTTGATTTAACCCAATCCCCTCCCGTTTTCAATTATGAGAAATTGCACGAGGTTTCCCAATTAGTGACATACAATCTCAACCGTATTATTGATGTAAACTATTACCCTACTGAAAAAACCAAACTCAGCAACATGCGCCATCGCCCGATTGGTATTGGTGTACAGGGCTTGGCAGACGTATTCATGATGATGAACCTACCATTTATTAGCGACGAGGCAAAAACCATTAACCGACTTATTTTTGAGACGATTTACCATGCGGCATTAACTGAATCATGCAATATGGCGAAAACGGATGGACCATATTCCACGTTTGCAGGTTCACCGGCTAGTTTAGGAGAACTTCAATATGATATGTGGGGAGTTGTTCCTACCCCCGGTAGATATGATTGGTCTGCGCTTAAATCGGATATACGTGAACATGGTCTGCGCAATTCTTTGCTATTGGCACCCATGCCAACGGCATCAACTTCCCAAATATTGGGATACAACGAATGCATTGAACCGATTACTAGTAATATCTATAGCCGGAGAACACTTGCAGGTGAGTTTATCATGGCAAACAAATATTTGATGAATGATTTGCTAAAGTTGGAATTATGGAATGAAAAAATCAAGAATAGTATTATTGCAAATCATGGGTCAGTGCAACACATTGACCTTATTCCACCGGAAATACGCGATAAATATAAGACTGTGTGGGAATTGCCAATGAGACATATCATTGATATGGCAGCCGAGCGCGGAGCGTTTATCTGCCAAAGTCAGAGCCTCAATTTGTGGTTAGAAGACCCGAATTATTCGACACTTACCTCGATGCATTTCTATTCCTGGTCAAAGGGATTAAAAACGGGTATTTATTATTTAAGACGAAGAGCAAGACATCAAGCACAACAATTTACGATTGAACCCGAAAAGGGTAAGGTGTCAGAAGAACCGGATGAAATATGTGAAATGTGTTCCGGGTAATATATGTACACAGCTAGCATCATGCTGGTCGTACGGGCAGTCATTATACGTCGATGTGTATATTGTACACCATTTTCATATAGCAACGAAGACAGGCCAATGTATCTACCATGGAATCGTGTAAGTTTTCTGGAATATACCCAAACAATATTTGATGTAATTCGGCCAATTTAGGAAACTTTTTGTACTGATATGCCTGTCCACGTTTATCGATTGCATCAATCAATATATTGCATATATCAATACTATTTGCCATTGTGCAATATCGGGTTATATTTTTTATTTTTTCATATTCCATGTTCAATAAATCACATAAATGCCGCGTTTTTCTTCCGGTATTGCGAGCCAATTCAATTTTCACCATTTTACTGTCAAACTCAATATTATGTGCAATTATTTTATTGCATTTAATGTATTCTGTATATAGTTTTTCCAATGCTTCTGTAATAACTACACCGCTATTACATTTTGCGCGAGTAATACCAGTGAGCCTTTCTATTTCCGGTGTAATTTGCACTTTCGCAGGAATATTTATGTATGCATTATATTTTTTTTCTATTTTTTTGGCATCTACATTGAATACGACATAACTAAGTTGTATTATATAAGGGCATAAATCTAATGCAAACTCGGTTTTTGGAATAAGACCGGTAGTTTCGACGTCAAATATGAGAACAAGATTGGACATGATATAGTATATAGGAAATATTGGAAATATTGTATGGTTGATACTATAATAATATATTCAATTTTCTAAAACATATAAAAAATTGCATCATAATAAAGTTATAATGTCGGACTTGCCATACACACTCACATTTGTTACAAGCTATTTAATTGATAAAGAAAAGTCGCCTACAACCGATGAATGGCACGTAGACCGATTATGCGAATTGGTCTCTATAGGTATTCCATTGTATATTTATGTTTCTAAAGAAAATGCAGAAAACGTCGCGTTTTTACATAGTTATACCAATGTGCAGATTGACGTAATCGATACACAGGATTTATGGGTTTTTCGTGAATTGCATGACCGCTCAGTTGAACTTCCTCAATCTCGCAATCTAGAAAAGGATACTGCTCATTATTTATCTATTTCGCATTCAAAACCTGAACTGGTACATCGTGTTATAGAACTAAATCCTTGGAAAACCTCGCATTTTGCCTATATAGATTACAATATAACCTATTTATTTCACGAAAAGGCGAAAACCTACGATTTTTTGAGACAAATGTCGAAACGGAGTTTTACCGATAAAATGCTTATTTTCCCCGGATGTTCTCAACCAATTGCGAATGAACAGGTATACACATTGGCGAATTATATTTATTGGCGTTTTTGCGGGGGGTTTTTCATTGGTGACAAGGAAACCCTCTCGAATTGGTGGGTCCAATATCAATCGTATTTCGTGGAATATATAAATACCTATAATACTCTTACTTGGGATGTCAATTTTTGGGCGTGGATGGAAAATGTCAAACGGTGGGAAATACGATGGTATGGAGCAAATCACAATGATAGTATTATAACATCCATTTCTGCGGATTTCTTAACGACCAATTTGTTGAGAGTATCTAGGCGGGTAAAACACAATTATCCGGTTATATCACAATTCCGGCCTACATCGGCATCCTATATAAAAACACCCGATGGACGAAGATGGTTGAATACACGATATGTGAATTATTGGTTATATAACAATGGATGCTATGGGTATCCGACGCGTTCGTATATTATAGAGAACAAAAATATGTTATGCGAATTGGATGCGGAAATGTGTCCACTTGAGGGGTCATTTGTCACTGTAAATGAAGTGATTGATTTGCCGAAATATCCAGAGAGCGTATTTTCGCAGGGATTGGAAGACGTTCGGTTATATTTAGGAAAAAACAACAATGTGCAATTTATTGCCACAAATGTGGATTATTCGCCCAATGGGAAAAACAATATGGTTATAGGTGATTATTCGGTGGATACGCAAACTATATCGGATGTGCGCGTTATATTGCCTCCTACAGAGAGTTGGTGCGAGAAAAACTGGATACCTATTACACTTGATGAGAACCCTACTAAGTTTATTTATAAATGGTCGCCTATGGAGATTGGGCAAATTAATGAGAGTACAGGAAGTTTAGAAATAGTTCAATCATATGATATAAATGCGCCTTATTTCCATAAGGTACGTGGGTCTACTACATTTATGGATAGTTTAGACGGATTATTGGGAGTAGTGCATTTTAGCGAAGACCATAATCCTAGGCATTATTATCATATTTTAGTATTGCTGGATAAGGAAACATTGCGTCCATTGAAGTATTCCAATTGTTTTTGTTTTAAAAGTTTAGGAGTAGAGTTTTGTATTGGATTTACGGATGAATTGGATGAATATGTATTTTGGATATCACAAATGGACAGAGACCCCATGACTGTATTTATTCCCAAGTTGGAAATACCATTGTGTTTTGATTTTTAAGGTCTAGCTGTATGGATTGATGCCCAGGGGCATCATAAACCATACAACCCGCATGATGGTGACTATGATGATTTTTTAATACACACGGTTAGACAATAATACGCCAATTAGAAGATGTTATTATATTTATATAATATATAATAATAAAGAACTATAAGTATGATTTCACGTTTCATCCCTTTTTCTAGCTATGGTACCTCGGTCGATACACCTGTAACTGAAACACTTAAAGACTTAACTGGTGCACAATTATATAAACTTGAATTGTTGCAAACAACAGATGGGAAAATATATATTTCCAAGCCGGTTGTTCGAGAAGATGCATCGGCTAAAGATGACTATAAGAACAATGGCCTTTATCCGGTATTTGCAAAGGGTAAGATTAATACTAATATTGTAACTGAATTTTGGAAACAAACCCAAATGCGTGTTCCTGATGGTAATGATGATAGTGCTGCTGCTACGGGTGATGAAAACACGAAAAAACAAGCTATAGAAAAAATACAGAAATTATTAAATGAAGCAGTGGAAAAGATAAAGGGCTTAACATCTAATGAAGAGTATACTAAGTTTATAGACGACAACGAAAAGAAAGACAAAGCCAAGATTGACCCTATAATTAAAGCGTTAACTAATTCATTCGATGGTAGTGTTCCACAGACAAAAGACGAGGCAATAAATAAATTGAAAAATGCCATTGAGGCAAGTGACGGGTTTAGTGACGTTATTGATATAGACGATAAAAAAGCTATAACTAAAAAGGCTGCAGACTATGTAGAAGTCGCTGATATAACTGAACCGACTGCAGGCGGCGGCAATAACTATGTATACTTATCTGCACCCGCCAACAAAAAATATCCTAAAAATGTCACTTTTTCAAAGAAAAATCCTCGCAAAAGAATGAATGCCAAATCAGTACGCAAACTGCAAAATATACTAAACACCTAATGTCTGACCGTATGGATTTTTAATCCATATGGTCAGCATGATGCTGGTTGGGTGGACTGATGCCCACTCACCGCATTATACCATAACTTTTTCACAATAAGTTTCAGGATATATCTTTGCCCATCGAGTTGTTTGTACCGGGGGCGGTTTAATGTCTAGATGTATGGTGTGATGCCCCCTGGCATCACGTTCCATACACCTAGCATCATGCGGGTCCGTATGGATTTTCAATCCATGCGACCGGTTATTAATTGTAAGAGTGGCCGATGGTTTGTTATTATCTAGTTCTCCATATTTTTCTATTACTTCTATAAAATTGCGGAAATGAAATGTTTCAACATTATCACTACCTTCTTCCATTACATATATGCAATATGCATTCCCGTAATATCCATTCGTTAATTTATATATAACATCGTGCGCGTCCTCCATACGTTGTATTACTCTACGAATGGACTTTATTGGGTCGACCAATATTCTTCCCACAAAATAATAATATTCATGTGAACGATAACGGATTTCCATTGTAAATATATATTATAGTGGGGTATATGATATTATACAAATAATATAATATTATACGAAATCAATTTTCTTAATGTCTGACCGTATGGTCAGCATCATGCTGGTCGTGTGGCGTGATGCCCCGGGGCAGACATTACCCCCCACCCGAAGACATAAGTGTATTATTCCTATAGACTACACAGTAGGGAAAAACTCCCAGTCTAAATCCATACACACATTTTTCCATATCATATCTTGTTCCAATTGTTTTTCACGGTCTTTCATCATAGGTATATATGGCAAATATTGGACCTGGTCCAAGAGAACACACAATTGGTATAATGTATATGTATAATTAAAGAAATTAGTGCGATTTGCGGGACAATGGAGAGCCCATGGTTTCTGTATTTCAATAAAGAGAACACACAGCGTTTCGTGCAATTCCTCATTCATAATGGGAGGTTTAATCCCAAAAATAGAATTGATGTATTGTATATGTTCGAAATATTTATTTAGCCCCAGTTTTCGTAAAATCTCGCGCATTTTATCGTAGTTGATGAGAGACATATCCGTTATACGCTCTTTTTTAATTCGCGCGCGAATGGCTCCTATTACTTCGTCGGGGATTTGCGTTGTTTCTTTTGCCTGGAATTGGGATAGGATTTCTTTGAAATGATTGAGCCGGATATATGCAGTATAGGATACTTCATTGGGTGGTTCTTTGTTGGATGGTTTAGAATTGTCCACGATATAGGGTATAAATTGCCCGCATTTATTGTTATTACATATGAGAATACCTTCTTCGTCTTGTGGAATAAGTTCTCCACATTTGCAATATTCGCATATATCCGATGGGACAACAAAGTCCTGTATATTGAATATAGAATGATTGATATTTTTCCAATAGGCATGATAGGTATTTTTCGATTGGTTGTACTTGGGTCCGGCTATAGTAGACGCTTCGTCATTTTTTGCCTTTATTTTGAAGAAGGAATTGAGAACATTGACATTTTGGCCATTATCGCCAGAGGAAACTTTTTTCTTTTGTTCGAAATAGTCAAATATATGCCTGGAATTGTCGAGGAGGTATCGTTTTTTCAGGGATTTTAGGGTTTTTATTTGTTGTGATATATTCTGGATTTGGTCCTTTAAATCCATAAAGGCATCTATTTGGTTCTTTGGTAAGGATTTCATTCGTGTTTTCAGTTCTTTTTTTTTTATTTGCAAGTTAGGAATAGTTTCTGTTTCAATAACATGAAATTGATTTAGCATTTCTGTATGTTTTTCATCGAGCGTCCCTTTTGCTGGCGGTAGTGGATTGGATTGCTTTTGCATTTTTATGGTATATTGTATGATATAATAGAATTGGGTGTTTTTATGTTTATTTATTGAGAAATGTTTGATTTGATAATATAAAATATATTGTTATTTTATACTCTAATAAATTAAATTATGGACATTGCAGCTGATACAGAACACCCGAATTTTGCGCATTTATACAATCCAAATTGTCCAAATAGACCAACGTGTACCGATGAAGAATTATGTAAAATCGCAAAAGAAGATGCGTGGCATGATCATGGAGATATTAAAGGATTAAACCCATTTGCAAGTGCATCAAAACACTTAAATCTGAATAATTCGTGTGATGACCCTTTGAAAAATGAAGATACGTTTATGTTTGATAGAGTATTAAATCAGAATGACAAACGAACTATTTTGGCTAAACCAATATCTAATATTTCCGAAATACCTGAAAACCCTGATATATTTACACAGGTTGTCGAGGGTGAATATGCAAATATGATTACAAAAGTGAATAGTAATTTATATCATCCTGAACATATACAAGGTAGATATACTGTTTATAATATTTCATCTATTGATAGAGATGAAGCTCCTGGAGGCGAAACTGTAGTAGAACAACCGTCATTGATACAAACATTATTATTCGACCATTTAAAAATTACAGATGATGTGTATTTTATAAGAGATGTTGCCTATGGAAACTTTGCAGATGACATATATAATTGGGATCAAACGGACCGTTATGGTGGTCAAATTGCAACATTTTTAATTACATCACAAGGCCAATATGACCCAGGCCCTACGGTAACATGTTTAACGGATGCAGGAGTTAGAATTGGAATGGGACATTATCAAGGTACTAGTGCAAAACTTTGTAAACGGACAACGAACCGTAATGTACGTTTTGGAATGTATGACATAGATGTAGAAAGTGAACGAGTAACGAATTATCCGACTTATCCTATTTTAACAGGAGACCGTATTACAAGAAATAGAGCCGAATATCCACCACAAGCAATGATGTCTACAAAGTTTGAATCCTATATGGTATCCGAAATTGATTATAACGGTTTAGAAAATACCAAATCAACAAATGCTCCATTGTCATACCAAAATGTAGATACTATTTTATCAAGTTCTAATACTACTTTGTTTATTTTAGATCCAACAGATGAAATTGGTCAAAATAGCATAACTGGAAAGATAGGGAAATCCTTCGGTTATGGTGGAACAAAAAATGTATTTACTATAGATAAAAATACATCGAACAAAGCAACTACACTAGATTCCGTAATCAGAAAAATCTCCACAAAAATATCAGGTAAAGGAATTACAAACATTCCTAATTTGCCATTTGATTCTACTGCATATGATTATTTATATACATCAGAGGAAATTTGTAAGATTTTATCAAAAAAGTTTGGAGATCATGCACAAGCAATAAAAACAATTGACCCTGTCATTAGTTATATTGAGTTTGATTGCATTTATGATAATACTATGCTAAGTAGAACACCAGAGTTTGAAACAAGTAGAAAAAAAAGTTCAGGAGTTCATGTATTTGTAACATATGACCGTGTAGCTGCAACCTCCGCTATTGAATATGGTGCTCCAATTGTTTTATTTAATAATCATGATGGATTTCTTATATATATAAGTAATAATTTAATAAGAAAATATGAAAGTAATAAAAATGTATTCGATTCCAAATTGGCAGAATATAAAACTAATTATGATATTTATAGCAAATTAAATAGTGAAACTGAGATTACCAGTGTTAGTGAAAACGTAGAAAAGTTGAAAGATACTAAGGTAGATATAATAAATAGACAGATTAACCTTATAATGGACCACTTAATCGAAACCGACATAACAGATGACCAAAAATATACAGATTTTTTAAAAGTATATTATGTATTATCACCTGTATTAACTATTTTATCTAATTTTTATAATTTATACAAAAATATAGAGAATAACATTAAACATACAAGAAGTAGTCTTAGAGGAATAATACCAGACAGTGACCCAAACAAATATGAAGAACAAAATGTAGACGATTCTGTATACAAAGCCGATTCTGTATACAAAGACCGGTTAAGTACACTAATCGGATTGTATGATGGCAATAACACTATTTACAAGGAGGTAATTAATCTTTCAAAATATGAGAATAAATTAAACTCTATTTACACATTATTAATAGAAAAAGTTCTAAGTATTGTTCAAAAATTAGGGGTTTGTCATTCAAAAAAACCAAAAAAAAACGGCGTACGACAGTTTATTAGCGAACTACAAAATATTGAATACGATACGTTTGTAGTTTGGGTTGATAATCATTTTTATGAAATATTTATAGGTTGTTTAACCTATATAAATGATTTAATTGACCAAGACACATTAACCGAATTATCCAAAATAAATCCTACAAGTACATTATCATTGGATAGGGTCTCTAGACTTTTTACGGGATGTTTAAGTAATTCAAGTGGAGCAATACCTTCGTTAGGAATACCAATTATAAAAATTATTCATAAACAATTAAATATTCGTGACAAACAATTAAATACTCATGAAAAAGCTAGGTTTGACACCAAAATATATCATTATTTAGTTGGTATAGGGACGAAAACAAAGCGTGGCAAAATAGATATTTATAACTCGATGCTTGATAATTATTATAAAGAGACTGAGTTTGAAGGAGCACAACCACCACAACCACCACGACTAGTAGGTGGCAGAAAAACTAGTGGCAGAAATAGAACCTATAAAAAAGCAGGTGGTGGGAATAGTATTAGTAAAAAACCTAACGGTGAACAAACACATAACCAACCACATAACCAACCACATAACCAAACACAAAAACATCTAAAACTTATAAAAGGAGGTGGATTGTTTAATAAAATATTATTAAACCGTGATAGAATAGTAATTGCTACGTTGTTGTATGAATACCGTACGTTGTTGCATAATGATGAAAAATTATATAATTGGTTGACCCGTAATTACAAAGACTTGATATCCATTCTTGATAAATTTTGTGAAACGGTTAAAGTTAAAGAATTACATACTACTAAGTTTTTACCAGAAAACCTACTTCTAATAGAACCGTTTGCGTTTGAATATAAAACTAATTATTTATATGAAGAACTAACTTTGCGAGGAAAATTTTATTACAGGTTTGCACAATTGTTCATAAATATAATTCAAGAATTAATTGTAGATAAAGGAATCGATACAGGTAAAAAAATCGATAGAGATGAACGAATAAAAAATGTGCCTAAAATTGAAATAGCAATAAAAAACATGATATCAGAATTACAACGTATTAAATTAACATATAAAGATGGAAATACTCGTTATAATAATCTTATTGATACGTTGTTTGTATTATGTGTTAATATTAAAAATAGTAAATATGTAGGGTTTATAACTATTATTACTAAAATATTTAATTTTATTACAGAATTTATAGGTGAACCAATCTGGTTTGATGCTGCTAAATATGAGTACGATGATTTTTATGATATAGTTAATAAGTTATTACCACCTAATATTGTTAATGATATGAAAAAATTTCAAAAAGAACAAAATATTCAACCAATACAAATTAATCACATCATTGGAACTAAATTATCAACATTATCAATAAATCACGATAAAAAAGAAAATAAAAATATCACAAGCCTATTAGAGCCCGCAGACTTTACCGATTTTTATCCGGCGGATTTAGTTACAGATATCCAGGTTTCTATGGATATTACAATAGGGGATTTTACCCAAGTTTTATCGCTAGGGGCATCAGATGAAGGTAGAGAATTATTATTGGTAGATCACTATTTTTCTATTTATTTAACTGATGAAAATATTAGTAAACACATTATAAATTCTGACCTGTATAAAAATATAGGCAAATCAATTAGATATATACAAGATCATTTTGGAAATATATTTTTTAATAAATATTTTCCTTCAATAAATACCGTTCTTAAAAGTACCGTTCCTATTCCACTAATCGCAAGTAAACATGTAAAAAGGCAAAATATTCTGCCGACACCGCCGCCAAAAAAGGGACATGCGCAATTGGATTACCTCAGTAAAATAAAAACTATGGCAGTAAATACGATTAAAAACCTGCAATTTATAAATAAAAATACACAACAATTTTTTATTAAACAAATTAGCAATGCTAATTTAGAAAAAGACGTACGTAAAATACTATACCAAGCTCATATGGTACATAAGATTGACAAACTACAATTTATAGATCATGATGATAAACAAGGTTTGATTAACGGAATAATGTATGCTAGTACCCGTGAAGAAATGGACAAAATAATAGAAGATGCAAATATCATAAATAATGAAAAGAGTACATCGATTAAAAATAATGTAAAAGAAGATATTAGAAGATTACAATTTATAGATGATAAATCAAGGGAAACGGAGTTGTATCAAGAGATAACTAGAAGACAAACAGAAAAAAAAAATATAATTGATTCTATGCAACAAGAGGCAATAAAAGAAGTTAACTCCATGCAATATATACTAGGTGAAAGAGACGGGTTTATTGAAAAAATACGTAATGCCAAAACATTTACTGCTATACAAGAAATAGTAACAAGTGCAAAGGATGTAAATGAATTAAATACAGCAAAACACGCCGCAATCCAAACTATTAATGATACATTACTCAATAGCGATCATTTTATTGATAGAGTTCACAGAGCTGAAACAATTAATGACGTGACACAAATAATCAGTGAAGTAATAGAACAAAATAACGCGATGGATTTAAATCTAGGTGTGGATAAACACGCTAAGAAAAACTTAAAACCCCGTTTAAAAGAATATATAAAATTTCTACAAGAAAGAGCCAAAAAAATGATAGCTAAAAGTCGTAAAAACCGATATCAGACAACTGAAGAAAAACGAATGACACCTCAAGAAAAACAAAGGATAACTAAAGCAATACGAATGGAAGCTGAAGCAATACGAATGGCAGCTGAAGCAAAACAACGTGGGCATAATGACCTTTATGGTGTACTTAATGAAGAAGAAAAAGAGTTTTTGCGCTTGGCCGGTGGCACAAATCGCAAACAAAATAAAACGTACAAAATACACAATAAAAAACTTCACCGTTCTCGTAAAACCCGGAAAATTACTAAACGCCCTAAATATATAAAGAACTATGTCACTAGAAGCCGTCGATAAACTCCAATATCAAAAAATGGTTTTTATAATGAATGCACTCAATGACGGGTGGTCAGTGAAAAAATCGCAAGACAAATACATTTTTTCTAAAAAACACGAAAACAAAAAAGAGGTTTTCAAGGAAGAATATTTAGCCACTTTTATTTTGCAAAATATGCGATTATCTGTAAGTTCTGGTCGCGTTGACTGATACACATATAACTTGCATCATTTTGAATAGGGATAATTGATATAGCACTCATATATCAATTATTATCTACCCGTAGAACCAAATCCACCGACCCCCCTGTCGGTTTCCGTATGTTCTTCTACCAAGACAACTTCACGGAATTGGTCGAACCGGGTCAAAATCATTTGGGCGATTTTATCGCCCACCTGGATATGATAAGCAGTATCTAATGAATTGTTAATAAAACATACGAAAATCTCCCCCCTGTAATCGCTATCCACTACTCCCGCCCCAATATCGATATTGCTCTTTACTGACAATCCGGAACGTGGTGCAATACGCAAATAATACTTCTCAGGGTGCTCATCCCATTCTCCCTCTTGGCTTTCCCAACTAACGGAAATACCTGTACTAATTAGTTTTCGGGATTGCGGAGGAACAATCATGTCTACTGCCGAAAATAGGTCCATTCCAGCGGCAAATTGAGACCCATATTGAGGGATTTGCGCATTTTTTGTGAGTTTCTTGATATTTAGACGCATGTTGAGTATATACCACACTAAGATTGTTCCTATTTATGTAGTTTTCAAAAATACATAAACATATTGTTATATTTATTGTGTAATATAAACCTAATAGTTTTATCAAAAGATGCCGAAATGCCTATCGTGCGATAAAAACGCTTATTTCAATGTGGCGGGTGAAACAAAAGGATTGTATTGCTCAGCCCATCGATTAGATGGTATGATAAATGTAGTAGATAAACTGTGTACGTGCTGTGATAAACGTGCCATATACAATTATCCGGGACAAACAAAAGGAGAATATTGTATGGATCATCAATTGGATGGAATGGTCAATGTAAAACTCAAAAGATGTGCTGCCGCTGGTTGTTATACAACTCCTATTTATAATGCGGCGGGGAGTACGACTGCTAAATATTGCTCCGAACACAAGGACGATGGAATGGTAAATGTGGTATCCAAACGGTGTCAGCAAGAAGGATGCAGTTTGATTGCTCAATTCAATATAGCGGGTGAAAAAACGGGGGTATATTGTTCCATGCATAAATTGGTCGATATGGTGGACATAAAACATAAACGGTGCGAACACCCCGGGTGCTCAAAAATGCCTTCATACAAATATTTGGAAGATACACAACCCTGTTTTTGTGCTGATCATAAAACAGAGGGAATGATTGACGGAAAACACTTGCGGTGCGAATATGGTGGATGTAGTATAGCACCTACATTCAATGAACCAGGAAATAGTAGGCCTAAAATGTGTTCAACTCATAAAACGGATACGATGGTAGATGTTTTTCATACAAAATGTTTTTTTGATGGATGTAATTTGAGAGCAGTTTATAATTTCAAAAATATAAAATCGGCGAAATATTGCATAAATCATAGAGAAAATGGAATGGTTGATGTATTTTCAAAAATATGTTTATCTACATGGTGTTCAACATATGTAACATCAAAATATGAGGGATATTGTCTTTTTTGTTATATGAACTTATTCCCAGATAAACCAATAAGTCGAAATTATAAAACAAAAGAAAAAACTATTGTAGATAACGTTATAGAAACATTTCCGCAAATCACATGGTATTTAGATAAAAAAATAGCAGATGGTTGTTCTAAAAGGCGTCCGGATTTATTATTGGATTTAGGATATCAAGTTATTATTATAGAAATAGATGAAAATCAACATAATGCATATGATTGTAGTTGTGAAAACAAACGATTGATGGAGTTATCACAGGATTTGGGTCATAGACCAATTATTTTCATTCGATTTAACCCAGATGATTATATTGATAAAACTGGCGTAAAAATATCATCCTGTTGGAAGCTGCAAAAAACTGGTATTTTAGCAATTAATAGACTTAAAACAAAAGAGTGGACTACACGATTAGAAGTGTTAAAAAATCAAATAAATTATTGGCTGACTAATAATACAGCCAAAACTATTGAAATAGTGCAGTTATATTATGATGGTATGGAGTAGTATTTGTATTTGAAATTATATAAACGCATTTTCCTAAATAAGTATTTGAAAGTTATTTAGCAATTTATAAAAATATAATTATTTAGTAATTCATAAAAAATATAATTATTTAGCAATTCTCAGAAATTATTTTCTTTGTATAGTATATAACGAACATACACGATGGGTGGTGCTCTAATGCAATTAGTCGCCTATGGCGCACAAGACGTTTTCCTTACTGGAACCCCTGAGATTACCTTCTGGAAGGTCTCTTATCGCAGACACACCAACTTCTCCATGGAGAGTATTGAGCAAACTTTCTCCGGCCAAGCCGACTTCGGTCGCCGTGTGACATGCACCATCTCCAGAAACGGAGATCTTGCTTACCGCACCTACCTCCAAGTCACTCTCCCCGAGATTAACCAAGGCATGAAGGCCTCCGGCGATGCTGGTGTCTATGCCCGTTGGTTGGACTTCATCGGTGAGCAACTTATTGCCCAAGTTGAGGTTGAGATTGGCGGTCAACGCATTGACCGTCAATTCGGTGACTGGATGCACATCTGGAACCAACTTACCCTCTCCTCCGAGCAAAAGCGTGGCTACTTCAAGATGATTGGTAACACCACCCAACTTACCTACATCACCGACCCCTCATTCGCCAACGTCTCCGGACCTTGCGCTGCCAGTGGTGGACCTTCCCAAGTGTGCGCTCCTCGCAATGCCCTCCCCGAGACCACTCTTTACGTCCCCCTTCTTTTCTGGTTTTGCCGCAACCCCGGCCTTGCCCTCCCCTTGATTGCCCTCCAATACCACGAAGTCAAGATCAACATTGATTTCCGCCCCATTGGTGAGTGCTTGTGGGCTGTCAAGACCCTTGCTGTTACCACTGGAACCCAATCTGTGTCCACTGCTTACCAATCGTCTTTGGTGGCTGCCTCCCTCTACGTCGACTATGTCTTCCTTGACACTGACGAACGCCGCAAGATGGCCCAGAACCCCCACGAGTACCTCATTGAGCAGCTCCAATTCACTGGTGATGAATCTGTTGGTTCCTCCAGTAACAAGATTAAGTTGAACTTCAACCACCCTTGCAAGGAGCTCATCTGGGTTGTCCAACCCGATGCCAACGTTGACTACTGCTCATCGTTGGAGGCCTCGTCTACTCTCTTCAAGACCCTTGGTGCCCAACCCTTCAACTACACCGATGCCATTGATGCCCTCCCTAACGCCATCCATGCTTTCGGTGGTCCCTCCGAGACATCTGGCGCCAACGCCTTCATCACCACATCTGGTCTCTTCCAGATGGCTGGTGCCATGGATGCCGCCGCTTCCGGCCCCAATGCCGCCTGGTCTGGCGATTTCGCCAACGAAGCTGGAAATGTGTCCACCTCCGGCCTCTCCGATGCTGGCACATTCGTGCTTGCCGAGACTGCCCTTGACCTCCACTGCTGGGGTGAGAACCCCGTTGTCACTGCCAAGTTGCAGCTCAACGGTCAAGACCGCTTCTCTGAGCGTGAGGGTTCCTACTTCGACGTCGTCCAACCCTTCCAACACCACACCCGCAACCCCGACACTGGTATCAACGTATACTCCTTCGCCCTGCGCCCTGAGGAGCACCAACCATCTGGCACCTGCAACTTCTCCAGAATTGACAATGCTACCCTCCAGCTTGTCCTTTCCGCTGCCACTGTTTCAGGCACTGCCACAGCTAAGGTCCGTGTGTACGCCGTCAATTACAACGTTCTTCGCGTGATGAGTGGCATGGCCGGTGTCGCTTACTCCAATTAATGTCTGGTCGTGTGGATTAATGTCTGACCTATATTTTGGCGATTGTAGTTTTACTAGTAAAAGTACTATTATAAATAAAAAAATCAATATTATATCATTGAATATAATATTGAAAAATACCAAATACTATAGTATTTATACATCATTATACTTAGTTTGTCTATACATATTCAGTTCAGCCGCTTTTATTTGTTTGTATTTTGCATGACCCAATTTTTCTTTCAATTCATCCATTTGTTTCTTTTTACGTAATCTAGCTTCCTTTTTTATTTGCAAATTTCTTCATTTGTATGTGTTTTGCAATATTCAGAATTATCAACCTTTTTATTATTAAATCCAAACCATTCATCTGCACCTAATACAATTATATTATAATTACCTTTTTTTCACCCTTTTGCAAATGATGATTACTATGATTTTGCATCAACATATCTTTTACTATATTAATGCCTAAATGGGTGGTGTGATGCCCCGGGGCATCATATTCCATACATCTAGCATCATGCTGGTCGTACGGATTTTTAATCCATACGGTCTAATTAAACTTTACTATGATTTTTACACTTTCTTTTTTAATACATTTACATGCAGAAACCGACAATTCTTCGCGTTTCTTTCGTGTTTTATCGTTCGAATGAATTACTTCTTTGTCATCTAACGATAACTTGCGCTTGGATGTGCTATTACGGGCATTCATGTCACTCTCTATTTCTTCATAGTTGGCCTTTATAAAATCAATGATTTGGTTCTCTATTGCCCATTTAAAAAAATTAAGTTGACCAATCGTAGTTTCCATGTATTTTTCGTCATCATATGGAATAGAAATACGTTCCTGTCTACAGAATGGGTCAAAACGTTTTTTTGAATACGAATCCAACTGTCGTCGATAGTTCTTGTGCACTTTAAACCGAGTGGTTTCTACCAGTCCACTGTTTTTACAGGTTTGTAAATCATATACTGTATAGTATTTTTTCGCAAAATTGGTTACAAACCAATCAACTATACGCAGAGATATCTTCGATTCACCATTTATAATATTCATCATTTTATGTATGTTCTCCTTATCGCTATAAAACTTCATCAGATTTTTCATTAACAAGTCGTTTTGGGTTAATATTCCTTCTTGTGTCAAATCATTTTGAGTATATATTGTTGTGGTTGCCATAGATATCTTTGTATAACTATCCTAGTTTGCATTTTTTATATAGATTTTATGTATAATTATTATTCGTTTATTGTATTACCGTATGGATTTAATGACTAGCTGTGTGGACTGATGCCCTCGGGCATCATAGTCCATACAGCTAGCATCATACTGACCGTATGGATTTTTAATCCACACGACCAGACATTAATGTCTGGTCGTAGTGGTTAATGTCTGGTTGGGTGGACTGATGCCCCCGGGTATCACACCACACATCTAAACACTAATTTTCATTGTATTGCGGCGTTTCATTTTCTTTTTGTGGCCGTTTGTATTCCAACGTCTATTTAATTTAGTATATTGTTTATTGCTTTTGCGGTTGCGACGTTTAGTTTTCTTACCTCCTGATTTGATGGCTGTCGATGGAGAAGTAACTGCATTTGTATCATCTTCATGTATTAAATAGGATTTGAACTCCGCACTTGATTCGATGGCATTCCATATAAGTTCTAATATTTCAATATTACCGTTAACGCATTTATCGGGTATATTCGAAACCGGTACAATTGTGTTATTTTGTTTATTATCGTTTTTTGTAGTTATTATTTTGGAAATAGGGATGGTTATGTCCTTCAAAAAACGTTCGTTTGCACGTATTACCCAGTCAAACTGACTATTATATACAATAAGTAGATTATTGATTATATTCAAAGCATTCAATATTCTCCTTTTATAATCGTTTGGTATAAAAAACTTATACGATCTCTTTAACAAGTTTGTTCCATTATTTTTTAAATTATTAAAAAATGATACAGGGGCTGATGACTGTTCAGGAGCTTTCTTAATAAATCCTGAATCTATTTCCTCTAATATCAAATTAATTATAGATATTTTCGCCTTTATCTTTATTTCTATAGCTGCATTTATTTTAGTATTGATAAATGCTTTTAATTTATCAGTAACTAAATCTACTATTTTTTTGTCTACATTATTTTGATCACATGTTATATTTTCGTTTTTATTTATATTATCTACTAGTTGTGTTGATATAACTTGTATATAGTTTTTATAGTATTCATTGAATGTATTGGTTGTAAATACTATTAATTTTATTAATTTATCGCATGCCAATAATGATACCTGTATATCCTCCAGTATATCATGAAGTTCAACACTTGCTTTGTATTGTTTGGCTAGCCTGTCAACCAAAACAAGAGCAATACCTACAACTGGTAATGATGAACCGATGTCTGCAGTAATTTCAGTAGCACTTAGAGTTACATTTATACCTTGTGAAAGTATCGACATAGCAAACGTATATAAACTAACTTTAGTAAGAAAGTTGTATCTATTGGCTGCTGCATTCATTTTTGCAATTTTTTCGTTAGTATCTTCTTCTTTTTTTCTAGCATTTTCTATAACTTGCTTTTCTAGATTTTCTGCAGCGGCTTGAATTGCATTTATTTCATTTTCTATAAGTTTTTGTTGTTGTTGTTGTTCTGGAGTGACTCCATTGGATTGATTTACATCATCATTTACAGGTTTTTCCATTTGATTTTTTATTCATATATATACTTTTTCTATATTATTATATATTATTTATTTTTATAAGGTTATATAATTCTAATCCATAAGTGGACGCTGATTTGGCTGTATTGTAAGAGCTGCCGGAATTAAAAGTGGTACTTTTTCGCTTATATTAAGCGATTGCAAATATTTTATTTCTGGTTCTACAGGTGATTTCGGATTTACTAAATTGGTCGACCCAATACCAAACAATGCCGACTCTATATCACACGAATTATTCGATAATTGTGTTTTGTATACATTTCCTGCCAATAATCCATTTCCTGGAAAATGGGTTTGTGGAGGAAGACCTCTGTATTCAGCTGTACTATATGTAACCGTTGCATTATTTACCCATTGCTCTAATTCATAATTTCCGGGAGTGTTTTTTGTTCTAGTAGAAGCCATTCTATAGCATATATAAAGGTTATTTTTTTTCGATTTTTTGCTTTAATAATACATATAATGGATGAGTATCCATGAATTGTTTGTCTAATATCATATATTCTCGAAATACCGGATAAAAATAGCATAAATAATCATAAGAAAACATCAATGCTAAACCGATTTCCAATTCTTCAGTCATCATTTCCCTGGCTGCAATCATGTACAAATGAGTAAACAGCGGATGCGATTTCGTATGATGCCAGGTAAAATCTAATGCATATGTCATGTTTTCTAAATCATATGTCATTTCATGGCGAGATTCGGGGTCAGTGTCTTCTGGATAATCCCCTTTTGGAAATGTATCTGGATAACGTAAATAACATAATTCTTTAAGAACTTCTCGATATTCTTCATTATTATTATAAACCGGTTGAATAATATTAAAATTGATCGGAATATTGTAATATGGATGGTCTTTTGGTAAAGAAGTATCCCCTACTGGGTCTTCTATAGGCGTTTTTTTTATATTGGGAGCACCGGTAGCATCATTCGCAATAGTATCAATAAACTCAGACATTTGTTTTCCTAAATAGAATATAAATGAGATTTGTATTTATGTCATTTATATTTTAGAATAAATAGCAACCTATCGTTTGTTATAACTCATCGTGCGGGCATCAGCACCACCGCGAACCCATCCATTCATAGCAGCTTCTTCCACGGTAAAAGCCGGATTGGCCACACGCTCGTTCATGTTATAGTCAGTTATATGCAGTGAATAGGGCATAAATGATTGTTCCATAATAGTAGAGGTGCTCTTTTTATGGTCAATGATTTCGCCCTGTTGCAATTGGGATTCCATATCCGCATTTCCAGCACCTTTTCCTAAATAAGGGACTGTGGCAAACATACGTTGCATTAATTGCAGTTTTTCCAAAGGACGGTCTTGTTCGGCTTTATTGAGCAATAAGGATTCATAATCGACCACGCCACCGCCCACTCCACTACCACCGTTCACGCCATTGTATGTAAAAGATGGTTGCATTGTGGCAAACATCACATGGCTGTCTGATGGAGATGATTCGAAATAATTCGATAAGGTATAATTTGCAATACGTGTATTGTATAATGTTTGTTGTGTTTTATCGGTCACATCTGAACCAATTCTACCCAAATTGTTAAACATATAGCTATTCATACTGGACATTCTAATGTATATTATACTATTAGAAAATGTCCCATGTAAGTGAAACATAACAGATGTAAAACCCCCATCCTTTTATGAGTTTTTGTTATTGCATATTAGTGTTGTCGTACGGATTGTTAATGACTAACTGGGTGGGGTGATGCCCTGGGGCATCACATTCCATATAACCAGCATGATGCTGACCATATGGATTAAAAATCCATATGGTCAGACATTAAAAATCCACACGACCAGGCATCAATACATACAGTCAGACATTACACAAGAGAACATACGATTGTATTTATTGGTTTACATGTTTGAATGCATTATTTCTCGCACAAGCAAATAAGTTTCCTTCTTTGCAAGAAACCATACTTCCATAACAAAAGTCTGCAAATCCGGATTGGTCATTTGGAATGGTTGTGCTCGCAGTAGAGTAAAATGGACGTAATGATTGTTCAAATACATATTGTTCTCCTAAATCACGAAATAATTTATCTGCAATATTTGGCTGACCCGGATTTAATTTTTGCACCATTGATTTCGCCTGTGATAAAATAGTATCACTAACATCTGCATTATTAATCGGCGGTGCCGGGTTTTTGTTTGGGTTATAATCATAGTCATTTATTAAAACATTGCTAAATGGGTTCTCCACTGTAGGATTATCAAATGCATCTGGGGGTATCTTGACATGGTTTTCTTGTAATGCATCTATTGCGGGATTTCCAAAACCTTCTAAATAATTATCTATATTGTTTGTTTTTTTACGGTGACCATATATCAAATGTATTGAAAATAGTGTTATAACGGAAATGATTATAATACGAATACTTTTAGATAACATAAATACGACTATGGTACTGAGCAATATTAATCTAGTTATAGCATTTAGTTTTTGTTCATATGACATATTGCTACTTGGGAAAAACTCTAAAATATAACTGGGATTTAGGAGAACATTTGGATTTTCACTCCAAAATGGAATAGTTGGTTTCGTCTTGTTCACTACTGGTACATTTTCTTTTTTCGGAAGATTTTCTGAATTATCTGCCGTATGGGTATTTGATTCATAGTCTGACATTGTATATATTGTATTCTATATATTTACTGTGTATTTATTTTATTCTATTCTTACATAGATTTTAGTTCTCCTATTGTCTGGTTGCGTGGACTGATGCCACTGTGCATCATAGTCCATACAGTCAGTGTCTAGCTGTGTGATGTGATGTCCATGGGCATCACGTTCCATACATATAGCATCATGCTGACCGTATGTATTTTTAATACATACGGTCAGACATTAGACAATGAAAACGTCCATACTCCACAATAGCTAAATAGTTATTGGTCATGTAAAATGTAATTTCTGTTTCATACATTTTTGGTCTATATCGAATGTGTCGCATTTTATATTATCTGGGACTATTTTTAGAATACATTTAGCCTTTTCGCCATATAATGGTTCCGTGCACCCTTTTTCCGGATTGGTTTTCATTATTTCTTCATGTTCTTTTTTGAGTTCTTCGATTGATTTAGCACATCTTGAGCGAAAATGTTCGTAGCGTTCTCTTACATCTGCATAAGACAGTCCAGATTTTTTATTGAGCATTTTATTGACGAGTTCATGTAATTTATAGACATAGAGGGAGAACTTTTGTCTATTTTCCATATGAGACATTTTCAATGGCAATTTTTTAAAGTTCTCTTTTAGATTTTTCCTACACTTACTGCATGGTAATACATATTGTAAACTGAGTATGAAGTCGCGATAATTACGTTTGTCTTCGCAGGTAGGATATACTGGGTAATTGAAACTCATTGTGTGCAATAGATGCCATGTGCTCGGTCCCCATACTGTAGTAAGCATTCCATCGTTACTATTATAATGTTTCCGTGTAAAAACGGATGTTTTCTTTTTAGTTTTGCTATGTGTATTTTTACGCTTGGTCTTATTCATTGTATAGGCGTATTGTTATAATAACTTGACAAAATGTATTTTGCTAAATAATTATTCCAATAATGGTATATTTAGGGATTATAGTAAAACAGGAGAACCTTACTATTCGCGATTATTCATTAATTTATTTATATGAAGTATATATAATTTCCATGTCCAACATTGTTCGATTGATTTATAATCGTTTTTTTAGCAGACATGCTAAAGTAATAATGATTGTGTTTTTTGTGGTTTTATTTGCTTATATGGGATATAGAGGTTACAAGAAATATTACAAAGAAGTTAAACAAGTAAAGGAGTTTTCCGATGTAGCGAATAATAATTCGCGCAAGAAAACCGCCGAAGTTCTCTTTTTCTCGGCGGATTGGTGTCCTCATTGTAAGAAAGCAAAACCAGAATGGGAACAATTTAAAGAGGAATATGACGGTAAAGATGTAAATGACTATACAATTAGTTGTCAATCCGTTGATTGTACAAATGAAAAAGACCCCAAAACAGAAACCTTGATTGCAAAATATAAAGTAGAGTCATATCCTACTATTATCATGCTTGTGGGAGATAACAGAATAGATTATGATGCAAAGGTTACTAAAAGTGGTTTAGAACAATTGGTTTTGTCTGTAACCAGTAGATAATGTCTAGTTGTGTTATGTGATTCCCCCCAGGGCATAACGTTCCATACTACCTGCCAATAAAATTGATAGTTTTGTGTACTAATAGTGTTATAGTAATATCATTATAACATTATTATTCAATATTATCAGTTTTAACGAAGAATAGAGAACATGCAGAGTAAACCGCGTACTCAACCACAACAACAACAACAACAATATGCCAAACCCCATTCGCAAAAAAACTTACATTCATTCTTTAGTATAACGCATCCTACTACTGTAAAGCATAAAAAATGTTTTATATATGTTCCAGAAATGAAATCCGCATGGTTTGACTATACCCCAATGGATACCGATATATTTATTACTACTAAATCATCAGTTCAATTGTATTATAGGAGTCCAGTCTCATTATCAAAGGACCTCGATATACAATCACATCTACTAATCCCCAACCAGACATTAAGTGTTCCTTTATTGAAATCCAATTTACAAAAGGCTATTCGCCGTGGGCACAATCATATTGCTATACAGAGCGCAATACAACTTATTCATTTGGATAGAACACAATTTCTAAGACGACTACCTATTATTTATATAGAGGATGTATGTCTAATGGATAGTTTTCCTATTGTGATTTGGCTCATGATGGCGGAAAAACACTACGTATTGACAGTATGTGATATAGACATTTTACTTCACTGTGTGAATAGTTTATGTGAATGTAAAAAAATAGTTTCTCACATTGATGTTCTCCCTAAAACGTATTCACATGAATATTTAGAGAACATGAATATACATACGCAACTATTGTGTTTATATTATAGGTCTCAATATGGCGGAATGCATGGAGATATGCGTATGTTGGAAAATGCAATCGAATATTATATACAAAACCCCGACAGTATAGAGAGAACCCAATATGATTGTATCAATTATAGAGAAATACTACAGATGGATATAGAAATACTGGTACAGGCAATTGATTTCCATTGCTTTCCCCATATGCTCTCTATGTTAGAGAAAAAGACGGGTTTGGATAAAACCGTAATAAAGGATGCTATATGGAATGCGGAATCTGGATATAATATTCGTAAACCTGAAACGGTAGAACGCTCCGCAACATATATGATGAATGCAACCTGGCGAGTTATTTATCTTCATTTGGACACGGTTCGCGATTTGCTATTTTCTCCATAAATGTTTTCCATATTTCGACCCCTTTATCTAATAAAAGATAACGTTGTTCTTGTGATGAGGATACTTTTACAAAATCATATATAGATATAATGGCATTTTCTAATTCCACCTCGTATTTTATACTATACTCCCTATTTTTTATAGATGCTATGTAGGCTTGTTTGTACATTCTATTCAATATGAAAGACAAGTAATCAAATAAAGAACACGTTTCTGTAATACCAATTTGATTTATATCTTCTTCTGGTAACCGAATACCCAAAATCTCCTCTGGATTAGCGCCATTGTCTAAACATGTGTAAATCGGATAATTATTCGTGATACCTCCATCTATATAACAAACATTTTCATTTATATATGGTATAAATATAATTGGTAAACAAGCAGAACAATATATTGCATCTATAACTTTCCAGTCGGGGTGTGTTTTATGTGAAATATCTATGCTAGTATATGTATTTATTTCAGTAGTAAATATATGAAAATCTATTTTATTATATTCATATAACTCTTTCAGTGTAATAGTAGTGTCAAGGTCCTTGCCTTTTAATAGTGGAAATGTCATTTCTTCTATTATTTTTTTTCCAAAAATACCTTTAGCGTCAAACGAGCGGAGAACTGCACCGACGTCTATTTTAAAGACATTTTCCCACGGACGTTTTATGATATAATTGTCTATTTCTTCCCAATCATATTTTAATGCAATATATAATGCAACTATAGAGCCTGCAGAAGTCCCATATATGCTTTCTATGTTCTCTATATTCCAACACCCTGTTTTATTTGCTTCTCGCAAAATACCATATAGTGTAATTCCGGCTATTCCACCGCCAGATAGTATCAAATGCTTTATAACTGAGGTTTCCATACTATACAATTATAAGCACATAGCCCCTTATATGTTTTTTATCTAAAATATTTTTATATTGGCACTATATACTATGGCATTTTTATATGTTACTGACGAAGAAAGTAATGGAAAAATAAACATAGATGAGTTATATGATAAAAATCATCGAAGAGATTTGAAACAGTTATCGGTATTTAATAAATTATTGGCGAGAATACATAAACGTATAACTACTACTGGCAAAACGAAATCTACCGATAAACATATTTGGTTTACTGTTCCTGAATATATATTTGGAGAACCTGTATATGACAAATCAGAATGTATTGCCTATTTAGTTACAAAACTGGAAGATAATGGGTTTCATGTTCGATATATGCACCCAAATACATTATTTATATCATGGATGCATTGGGTTCCGTCGTATGTGCGAAATGAAATCAAAAAGAAAACGGGCAATATAGTGGATCAATTCGGTAATTTAGTAAAAAAAGGCGAAGAGGAAGAGGATACTACCAATTCTGGGTTATTCAACGATAAACATGGCGGACCTCCGCAAAAAGAACAGAAGCAATATACGCCGATTGACCAATATAAACCATCTGGCAATTTAGTATACAAACCGGAACATTTTCAAAAAATAGAGAAAAAGGTTACATTTAGTTAATGTCTAGCTGTATGGACGATAATGCCCCCGGGCATCACGTTCCATACATCTAGCATCATGCTTACCATATGGATTTTTAATCCATATGGTCAGACATTAACAAAATTATGGATAAATACCCACATATGGCCTAATATATAGAAATTATCTATGGTATCTTGTCTTTTTTCCTTTGAGATGAACATTTATATTTTTTTTAGCAGTCTTATTTTTACTATTACTCTCTAGCCCTTTTCCACCATTGTAGTTTACATTGGCTTCGTTTGAAGGATTAAAGGTGTACTTGGAACATAATGTTCCTTTATAATCGTTGGCCTGTTTTTGTCTTATTACTTCTGTGTCGTATTCCAATGTTTCCATACTTAGATATAGTTCATTTAATGGGTTCGAGTTTATCAATAATTTTTGTAATTCGGGAGATATTCTTTGCATTACACTGTTCAAAAACGAATACCTTTCTATCATATATGTTTCAGCATTATTTGTAAGGGTATTTCCACTGTTATATTTTTTCAATATTGTGTCCGATTCAAACACTTCGGTCAACGCATTCTTAACTAGATTGCGAATAGTCGGTGTATTGGCAATAAGATGAATTATTACCATGATAGTTGTAACCCCATTATCAATCATTTCTTCAATAGCAGAAGATAAAAATGGGTCAATATGTTTTTTCAATATTTGTCTAAACTCTGGGCCAGTTAAATGGACGTCAACTGCATATAACAAATTTTTGTATATATCATTTTTTATTTCCGTATATCCTTTTTGGTCTTTTTTTGAAAAGTTGTTGTTTAGTTCCTCTACAATTTTGGATGCTACATTTTCTGGGGTGGGTATACTTGTTGTCAACTTATCAAGTCCAATATTATTTGCCATTTTTCCTATTGCAGCAGTAGCCTTATCTTTTGCTTCATTTAGTTTGTTCATTGCTTCGCCTTTCAGCTGGTCCGCTTGACCTTTTAATTTGTCCACATCCATATTCATGTTTTGCATACCAGGTATGGTTGGTAGTTTTGGTGGAGTTTGTATACCAGGAATACCAGGGTTACCCGTCATATTTTGTAGGTTTGATTGTATATTTTGTATACCAGGAATACCAGGGTTACCCGTCATATTTTGTAGGTTTGATTGTATATTTTGTATACCAGGAATACCAGGGTTACCCGTCATATTTGGTAGGTTTGATTGTATATTTTGTGTACCAGTAATACCAGGGTTACCCGTCATATTTGGTAGGTTTGATTGTATATTTTGTGTACCGGACTTATCAGACATACCGGACTTATTAGACCCATCAGACTTATTTTGTGCAGGTTCTATACTATTTACATTGTTCATTGCAGCAATTGCAGCATTGCCTATCGCTTCCACAAAGTTGGTTGCATTTAATAGTTGGTTCATATTTGAACTATTTACATTGTTCATTGCGGCAATTACGGCATTGCCTATCGCTTCCGCAAGGTTGGGTGCATTTGATGGTTGGTTCGCGGTTGAACCGTTAATTGGGAGTTGTATATTATTATCTCCACCACGCAAAGACTTTGTATTACTGCCTCCATAATTATATGAGGGTTGCGGCAGGTAATATGGTGCTTCGGATTCACTGACATAATTATATGTATTCTTATCTTTCTCATCCACTTTAAGAGCAGATTTTATTAATTCCATCATTTTATCTGCTTTGTCTGAAGAGGTAGTTTTTTCTATTTTAGGGTCTTCTATGATTTTCTTCAAAGTCCGGTCTAATACATTTATGATTATCTTACCTTTATCGCTCAATTGTTCATCGGTACGCATTATTTTATCAAATGTCAACAAACTAATATACTCATTTTCATAAAAACGTAACAAGCTTGTTTTAGAAGTATTTAGCAATATTTCTGTAAAATCTTCTTTGAATATTGTCGATAATTCACCGGTATTCAAAGTAAAATTACTTTCTATAAATCGTATAAACACATTCAATATTTCAGTTTTGGCATGACGGTTTGAACATTCATCTGTAGGTTCTACACTATTTATAATAGAATCACATATTTCTTGCATATAGGTTTTAGCCATATTTTCCCAAAATACTTTGGGTATTCTATTAAAAATCATATCTACTAAACTCATTTGTCTTTCTATATTTTTATGATATTTTTTTCTATAAAATTGAAACACATCATCTTATTAAGTAATTCATGTTATAAATGATAAAATGAATACTCCCGCGAAAAATGGAATACGGTATAATGACCGTATAATAACTATTAAGACAAATCCGCATAAAAATAATACCAGTAGAAATATAACTACAATGGAAAAGTCTCAAATATCATCGGCAGAAACCGCTCTACATCAACCACGTCATGAACAACCCTATCAAATTGCCGATACTGTTCCAAAAACAAAAACGCAAAAGAAAAAAACGACTATTTCTCAAGCCGAAAAGTCTCGATTATGGGATATATTTGATACAGACAAAACTATAGCTAAATCAAATGCATCTGCCGAAATAGAATGTATTTACGAACACAAAGAACCTGGGTTGTGTAAACTATGCAATTCTATATTGGTTATTATGGAAGACGGATTTCCAACGTGTGCTAATCCAAATTGTTCCGTAATATGTACAGATACATTAGATTACTCTCCAGAATGGAGATTTTATGGCGCAGACGATAAAAACGCGACAGACCCTACCAGATGCGGAAACCCCATCAACCCGTTATTAGTAGAATCGTCTTTCGGGTGTAAAGTAATGGCCGCTTCCAATTTATCGTATGAAATGAAAAAAATCCGTAAGTGGACCGAATGGCAATCCATGCCTCATAAAGAAAAATCGCTCTACAATGAGTTTCAGTTTATTACTATTATGGCACAAAATGCAGGCATTCCTAAATTATTAATAGATGATGCTATAGCAATTCATAAAGATATATCGGAACAAAAAATGTTCAGAGGATTAAATCGCGATGGTATAAAAGCCGCATCTATCTATATCTCTTGTCGGCTAAATGGATGCCCGCGAACTGCGCACGAAATTGCGGAAATATTCAGTTTAGACAAAACTAGTGCCACTAATGGATGTTCTATGGCAGTAAATATATTGCATAATATCGAAAGAAATGTAGACGTATCTCAACAGACAGATTTGCAAATGACCACTCCTAGTTCTTTCATAGAAAGATACTGCAGTAAACTAAACATGAATACTGAACTTACTATGCTATGCAAGTTTATTGCCAATAAATTGGAACAAAACAATATCATAACGGATAATACGCCACATGCAATTGCCGCAGGTATTGTATATTTCATCTCCTATTATTGTAATATGAATGTATCTAAGGCCAATATAAAACAAATATCTGGTGTGAGCGATGTAACAATCAATAAATGTTTTAAAAAAATGGATGCAATCCGAGATACGTTAATACCCCAATGCATTATATCCAAATATATCTAATGTCTGGTCGGGTGGATTAAAAATCCACACAGCTAGTCACTAAAAATATCTACTTGTAATAATCGTTCCCTATAATCATTTCCCTATAATGGTTCTCCCGATACTTCAACAAACTTGTATGTTAATCCAATTTCTTCCGCATTTTCCCAAATACCCGATATTTTCAACACATAATTTTTGGTAGTATAATTCGCATGATTGTTGTATTTTTCTTTGTATATTTTGAAATACCCCTTGTATAATTGTGAGGACAATCCTAACACATTCCGTTTTTTTGACATGGTCATTTCTTTGTAGGTGGTTATTATTGCTAGTTCAATACCTGATAATATACTGATATATTGCAGGTTTTTTATATTATGCGCATAAAACGAGACCGTATGTTTGTGGTCTGTAACCCCTGGAGTTATAGGTTGAGTATATATGTCAGCTGGGTTATATATCAATGGCAATAGATAAAATAGCCCATTCATTGTGCATAATTCAGATGAATATATTACTTTTGAGAAATACCCGTCTATAATATTGTTTTTTTTCTTATCCATGAAAAAAAGGTTTTCTGGATTAAATAGCATTGGGTCTATCACGATGTTCATATTATTATTGTTGTTATTGAATAATAATAATATGTTGTATTATGTTTATTATGTTTATTGGGTTTATAATATCATTTTCATTTGGCCTCCTCGCATCCTTCTGTTATTAAACATTAGTCCGAACTTCGTATCGTAAGGTCTAGGACCTTCTTTCAAATCATGCAGACGATATTGATTAATATTTGGGTTATTGTCGGTAGTAAACCAATGTACATGTACAAACCCAGTTTCTGGTTCTATATCATATTTAAGATCTTTTATAGAATAAATACCTTCTGCCGTTTTTCTTATATAACGTTCATATTCGCCTTGATTTACTTCTCGTGTCATTTCATCATTATGTTGGATGATATTTTTATCGCCGAGTTTATAAAATGTAGTTCTATCTATTTTTATTCCGACCAATTCCAATCTGATTTGTAATAGGTTATCCTCATATCCCCATGCCCAAAAATTGGGAAATCCATTCACTAGTTCAAAATCGCCCGCTTTTATAGAAACTATACCTCCCAATGTAAATGTGAACCCGAAAAAATGTTTTACTACACCCTGAATAGTGTCATAATGAAACATGTTCTTTCTAACTGGCATAGTATCAACATCATTGAATACTAATGTTATGTTTTTGTAGTCATTTGGGTATTTGTTTTTCACCACTAAAAACCCGATGTTTTTTATAGCACCCCGATTGAATATACGTTTATCTTTTTGATGAATATAATAGATTACATAGTCATCTTTCGGATAATCTTCTAGGATATGTTTCATATGTGTGTTAAATGCTTCTAATTGTATTGGTCTATTGCGATATGGGACTATAAAAATGATTTTAGGAATATGGAGGATGGGTTCTATTTGTTGAACTGGGGGGTCGTCTTTTATTTCTTCTAATGAAATAGTAATATTTTGTTGTGAAAAATCATCAGATTCCACTTTGTCGGAGTAAATATCTATAACGTCTACCAATACCTCCTCTTCAACAATTGGTATAAATGAATATATGTCTTTTTCTTCTTCTTCGGGTTCATCGTCGTCATATTCTTTTTCTTCTTCGCCATTATATGGGTCCATGGCAACATGTGGGTCTTCTGATGTGTCCGCCTCCACATCCTCATCTATTTCTAAGTCATCTATGTACATTTCGGGTTCATCGTTGTCATCTTCCTTTTCTTCGTCTTCACCATCGTATGGCAATGAGGGAGTATCGTTTTCGGCATATTCCTCATCATCCTGATTTGTATTATATTCGGCGATAGGTTCTATATCCATTTGTAATTTAGCTAAATATTCTTGCTCTATACAAAAAGTAGTATCCATATCACTCATTATATTTTTATTTAGAATATAATTTCCTCTATAAGACGATATAGAAAAAAACCTTATATTAGTATAATATATAAGATAATATATAAGTACTATGCCGGATATTGACAATTCTGCCAGATTAGGATTGAACCCTATTCGCTATTACTCATGGAAAGGAAGAACATTCAATCAAATTACCTCTACTCTTAAACGAAATACACATACATTATCTGAGGGAGATACCACAAATATTTTCAAACCCAATCCCGTAAAATTGTACAGAAAAGAGATTGCATCTAAAGCCATTACTTCCGGAAATCCGCGTGTTTCGGCAAGTATACGCGATTTCGAAAACCCCAACGGTTATTTATTGGTAAACTCGGTTTTATCACCGGAAGGAGATTGTACATCTTTAGCAAATACAATAGACTTCAATTTACCCAATAGTAAATATGAAACCGGCGGTTCAGTAGAACTTTCAGTAAATCCGAACGTGTGTTTTTCCCAGGCGGATAATGCTAGACGTAGATGCAGAAGCGGTGGAGCCGCCATAAAACAATACGATATTACAAACCGCAAGAAAAATTATTATACATCTAGTAAACAATATTTGTATGACAGAAATCTTACATTTGACCAAAATATGTTCCAATATGCCGTATCGGACAAAAACGAGTGCAATGCACCCACCGTGAAACCAAGTAATGATAGATTCAAAACCCAGGGCGGGGTTAGTGCAAGTGACCTTATTGCTCGTGTGCGATACGAAGAAATCACGAATGCTGCTTCCCAAATGGCAAATGCATATGGCGCCGAAACTGCGAATGCTCTTGCATATGGGGTCAATGCGACTATATACACAAACAAGGATAAAGTGGGGTCACAAAGTAATCCTACCCCGGTAATAGATAAACATACAGGAGAACTCAAGCGTTGTTCTACTAAAAAAATATCGTTTGCCACATAATCACGTTCCATACATCTAGCATGATGCTGGTTCGTATGTATTAATGTCTGGTCGTAGTGGTTAAACCCACTACGATCCGCATATAGGGTAAGTCGTGATTTTTGATGCCCAAGAGCATCACATCACACGACTAAACCTTAATATCTGACCGTATGGATTAAAAATCCATATGGACAGCATCATGCTGGTTGTATGGACTATGATGTCCACGGGCATCAGTCCACCCAACCAGACATTAAATGAGAAAAGGTGTAAAAATCCATACGACCAGTCATTATGGTGTTTCTACTACCATATCCCGAAATACGGTATTGTATTGAATACCGTGTTTAACACACCATTGTATGCATTTTTGTATGTTGTTTTTTATGATTGTTTCCAGTTTATCATTTTTCGGTTTCGTTTCCATAAGGGATAATGTATAATGGATATTTTCAATCTGCTGTTGTCCAAAAATGGAATTATATTCTTCTATTTTTGTGAGGAAAAAATAGGGAATAGGGAAACTAGGCAATAATCGGTCTATTACAAACTCGGGAGGACTTTCTATTACACGTTTGAAAGTGTTTACTATACATGGATAAAAAGAGGATATACAATGATGCAAAAATCCTTTGCATACGACGTATTTTTCCGAATTGGCGCATCGACTTGTATTCGGTTTTGTAATATAGACCTTTCTATAAAAAGACGATAAAATGGCGAGTATATCTACAGACGCTTCCGTGAAACAGTCAAAAATCTTCAAAATAAATGACCCGTTATAGGATTGCAAACACAATGCAAAACATATTTGGGCAAATAACAGCCGACACATATTTTGCTCTTGATTGTTAAAGTCTACTGAAAAATCAAATCCGCCGTCCGCAGTAATAATATTCATTTTTGACCCATATTTTTTAGCACAATACGTTAGGTTTTCCAGTGACAATATATTTCCCGTTTTGTCGGCCCCAGTTTCAATATGCACATTGCGATTTTCATTTATAAAATAATCGCTTTTTTTCCAAGCGGGTATTGTATTGTCCGGATTATCATCTAAGAGTGTCATACCATAATAACGGTCGTCTTTGCAGTTGCGAATATAGGCAAGTGCCTCTATAAATCCCCCCGGGCCTTCGGCCAAATGGAATGTCTGTATGGGACTTTCCGATACATTCAAATTGAACAATTCCATCAATTCGACCATTTTGAAATAGGCCCTTGAAAGCGGTTTATATTTAGCAACACTCTTTTTCTTAAATGGAACTGAGGAATGAATATACTCATACGGGTTTGTATATTTTTTATATGTATCCCAATCTGTTATATTGGGCTTTATTTGTTCCTTTATGTCGTATAAATAATGGGCTAATGTGGAGGATATAGCAGGTAATATAGGCGATTGTTCTCGTGTTATACAGTCTATTTTTACGTATAAGTTCGTATTCATTTTAGGCAATAGAAAATATATCATTGTGTGTATCAGATGAATGAATATAACAAATATTGTTTATATTCATTTTACATTTTACAGTATTCTATACAAAATAGGCTTCCTCACTCAATTCACTAGTGCAATCTAAATAATTTTCTTCTTCGACATCTTTTAATTCAAATGCATTTTTTATTTTTGCAGACCCCGTTTTTTTTGCCTTGACGGTTTTTTTATTCTGTTTTACATATACTACGTCTTCTTCGTCGTCATCGCCTTCTTCTTCTTCGTCTTCGTCTTCGTCGACATCGCCATCTTCTACCACAAATCCATCTTTTACATATCCATTCTTTGTTCTTTTACATGCACTGACTTCTTCTTCGTCGTCACTTTCACATTCACTACTACTGTCTTCCTCGCCAATATCTTCAAAGCCGCCATACAAGTCTTCGTATATTTTTTCCCACATATCTTGGTGTAAATCTATGAATGACCCCTCTGGTGTTTTAGCAGTAAGTATACAGTTTCCGAAAAAAAGTGTGTTATCTACTGGTGGTGGAAACTCGTATTTATTTTCACAGTTTGCCCTTCCGGTAGTTTTCCCATACAGTGAAATAGTGTATTTCGCCTTACTGTATTCTACTGACCAATTCGTATAACACTTGAACCCATCGGGGGTTTTTAATCCGGCTTTTTTATACAATTCGGTTTCTACGACTGTCTTTATATTTACTTGTTTCACATTACCTAATTTTTCGACAACGATAATAGATGGCATAATGGTTATATGGATGTATGAATATGGATACTAGTTTAATGAAAATATATTTATATTGTTTTCGTATATTGTTTTCGTATATTGTTTTCGTATATTGTTTTCGTATATTGTTTTCGTATATTGTTTTCGCTAAACATTTAGCAATAAATTGCCGACCTATTTCAAATAAGAAATCTACAGAAAATATAATTAAATGTGGGCAATTATACGGTCAATAGCGATTTCCATCATTATTATAGTAATATTGCATTATGGCTGGGAATACATGAAAAATACATACAGTACACGTAAAACAAAGGACCTTGTGAAAATACAGTCCGAAAAATACGATACTATTTTATCGGAATTATTAGAGAACAAAGGTTCTCCTGAACAGGAAATAGATATGAATGAAATGGAAAATGATTTAGCATTATTTTTAGAACAATCTATTGCTGGGTCTCCTTAGTGTCTGGTCATATGGTCAGACATTAAAAATCCATACGGACCAGCATGATGCTAGATGTATGGAACGTGATGCCCAGGGGCATCACACCACACGACTAGACCTTAAAAATCCATACATCTAGACAATAATATGTTTATAAAAAGCATATAAACATATTTCGATATTATTCGTATACACTCTTTTGGATAACAAACATGTCAACTGATACAATTCAAAAAACCGCATTGGCCCGTTTTCCACAATTTGAACTTTCCTATGAAACTATTTCACATAAGAAAGTTTCCGACCCGTATGATATTGCTTTAGCGATACCTATGGGGAAAAAATATTACGTATGGTTTACATTCGATGGGAAAAAGAATGTGTGCTATTTGATGGAAATAATGCGCGATAAACGCATAGGTAGAATAACGGATATTTCCGCCCATTTTCATATGAACCTATCTTTAGGAACTGTTTTATATGGCACAGTCGTGACGCCTACTGATGCCGGTTCACTGCAAATATTTATTATCGAAGACATTTTTTTCTATAAAGGTATTCCAATAAAACATCACACATTTAGCGAAAAGTTGGGTGCAATCGAAAATATGTTCTCTGAAAAATACATTGGAAATAATTCGGTTATAGCATTTGTATTACCCGTAATATGGTCAGAAAATATATTTGATGATATGCAATCCAAACAATATATAGATACATGTGGATACACTGTTCACCATATACAGTACCGTAGTTTGACACATATTGTGCCATATATAAATATGTCTGCGAAACCCAAAATGGCACAACCGGAACGTGTCGATGTGGTGCCAGTGAATGAGGCATCTTTCTATGGGATTGCACCTACATGTAATTATTCTAAGCCACAATACAAGTATCCTACAGTGTTTATCGTGAAAGCGGATGTGCAATTTGATATATATCATTTGTTTGCATATGGTGCGAATAAATCTCAGGTGTACTGCGGTTTGGCTGCCATTCCCAACTACAAAAAAAGCATGTATATGAATGAATTATTTCGGAATATCCGGGAAAATCGGAATTTGGATTATATTGAGGAAAGCGATGACGAAGAAGATTTTGAAGATACGCGTTTAGATAAATATGTGGATAGTGAGAAAACGTTATTGATGGAATGTGTATTTCATAAAAAGTTCAAAAAATGGGTGCCAGTGAAGGTTTTATTTGAGGGGTGTCAGGTGGTACATATTGGCAAACTAATTTAGGAATATATATATTCTTTTCTTCTCTGTTACAAACCGTATTCGGGAAATTATTGGGTTTGTAATTGAACATCTTTTGATTTATATTTAGTCATCTTTTGATTTATATTTAGTCATCTTTTGATTTATATTTAGTCATCTTTTGATTTATAT